CATTTGGTAGGAAAAGAATTGGTGATATAATTGTCGGTGATAAAGTTATTGGTTCAGATGGTAAACCATATAATGTTGTTGGTGTTTTTCCACAAGGTAATAAAGAATTATTTAAGGTAACCTTTAATGATGGTTATTTTATTTTAGTCGGTGGTGAACACCTTTGGTCTGTTTCAACTAATTGTAATGGTGAAAATAATAAAAATAGAAAAAAAAGATATATTACATTAAGTACAAATCAAATGCTTGATAAAAATTTGATTTTACAACAAAATGGTTCGGATTGGAATGAAAAAAAACCCTACAAATACTCAACATACTATAAAAAAAATAATGGCGCATCTAAATGGCAGATACCTATCGTTAAACCGATAGAATTTTACAATAATTATGAATTACCTATTGAACCATATTTATTAGGTGTTTGTTTGGGTGATGGTAACATAAAAAATTCATCAGTAAAATTTGAGATACATAAAGATGATTTTGAAGAATTATTTACAGGTGTTGAATTTAATGAATTTTCACCTGTTGGCAATAGACGATCATGTAATTTAAACTTCGGTAATAAATTACAATTATTAAATATTAATAATAAAACTTCAGATACTAAATTTATACCAGATAAATATAAATATAGTTCAATAGTTAATAGAATTGCGATTTTGCAAGGTTTGATGGATACTGATGGTCATTGCATGAAATCAAAAAAAGGTTTGTTTGCTGGTACGGAATACGCTACGGTATCTGAAAAATTAGCTGACGATATTGCTGAGATAGTTCATAGTTTGGGTGGTATTGTGCGTAAAAAAAGTAAAATTGGTTCCTATAGAAAGCCAGATGGAACTAAGGTTATTTGTAAAAAATGTTATCGTTTAAATATAAAGATGCCTACAGGTATTAATCCTTTTAGATTAAAACGTAAAGCTATATTATATAAAGAACCTGAAAAATATAAAGTTGGTAGATATATTAAGGATATCCAACCTTGTGGTACTGGTGAAGCTGTTTGTATATCAGTAGATAGTCCAGATAAATTATATGTTACAGAACACGCAATTGTAACACATAATACAACATCTACCATTCTTGCTGCGATAACTGGTGGATATAAAAGGATTTTGGTTGTCTGCCCAGCATCTCTTAAATTGAACTGGAAAAAAGAAATAAGTTTGTATGACAATCCAAACGATATAAGTATTGTAGAAGGTTCTGATTTTACATTCAAAAAATGGACTATTGTAAACTATGATATCCTTAAAAACTTCCATAATTTGAAAGAAAAAGGTCAAGATCCAGAAGATGTAAAAGAATCAATAATCGATTTTTATAAATTTGATTTAGTTATAGCTGATGAAGCGCATTACCTAAAAAATGCTACTGCAAATAGAACAAAATTATTTAATGATTTTGCGATGAAAATTGGTACCAGATGGTTACTAACTGGTACACCAATAACTAATAAACCAATTGATTTATATAACTTATTGTACCTTTGTGAATCCCCACTTAGTACAAATTGGGTTGGGTATGTTAGGCGTTATTGTGCTGGTAGACAATTCAAAAGGAAAGGGTCAACACAAAAATATTGGGTAACTGATGGTGCAACAAATCTCGAGGAATTAAAAGAATTTACAGATGATTTGATCCTTAGAAGGCTTAAAAAAGATGCTGTTGATTTACCACAAAAGACAATAAAACCAATATATTTACCATTATCCTCTTCAAGAAGATATCAGGATTATATGGAAGAGTATCAAAATTGGTATGATGAACAAGTAGAAAATGGGATAGAACCTAAACCAACAGAACATCTTACACAATTGATAAAGGTTAGACAGTTACTTTCTGAAGACAAATTAAGTACAACAATCAATCTTGTAGAAGATATAATTGAAAGTGGTAGAAAAGTTATTATTTTTTCATGTTTTTCTAATAGTATTAGAACAATTCATGACCATTTTGGTAAAAAGTCTGTTTTAATTGATGGTGCTGTAAGCGCTAAAAATAGAGATATTGCCGTTGAAAAGTTTCAAAACGATGATAAAATCAAAGTTTTTTGTGGTAACATTGTTGCGGCAGGTGTTGGTTTAACTTTAACTGAAGGTTCTGTGGTGATATTCAACGATGTTGACTGGACACCAGCAAATCACTTACAAGCTGGTGATCGTGCACACAGAATGGGACAAACCAATGAGGTACATATAATTTATCCTTTGATAGATGGTACTTTAGATACGGTTATGTATAACAAACTACAGGATAAAATTAAAAATATAAGTACTGTAATGGGAGATGAAAATAATGATATTTTCAATGATACATCTATGATTTCTGATGTTATAAAGTCTTTGAAAGATTAGTGTTCAGTATGTATTATTTTCTTAACATCTGATCTATAAACAGCATCGTCACCATCATCTGGTGTTATAATAACATAATATTTTGGAATACCTTTATCTTTTGTACTCATCATTTCGTCATAAGAAAGTATATTATCTATGTTAGTTATACCATAGTATTCGGCAACTCTTTCCTTTAAGATTTCAAAATCATCTAATCTCGATAAATCTAAATCTCTAAATTGACTATAAGGTAATCTATCAGAAATTTTTTGTTTTTCAGGATTGATTTTACTTAATTCCTTTTTGTTAGCGTCAGCTGAAAAACTGGTTGAATCGAAATCTGGGTTTTTAGTAACAGCAGCAATTTTAGTATGAGCGGCGCTAATAATATTGTAACCCTCAGATTTCAATCGATTCATTACGTTATTTGCTATTTTTACATATTTTTCAGTAAAAAAATCACCAGAATCATTCCATCTGAACATAACTCTATGTTTATATCCTTTGATAGCCTTATGTTCAACACATTTTTCTTTTAATTCTATATATAACCTTTCCTCATATTCTTTTGGAAAGTTCAATAAATAATTTAATCTTCTTGTCATACTATCATATGACGCTGGATATTGAATATAATTTCCAGATAATGCATAACAACCTTGCCTGCATTTACCAGCCCCTGGACAAGTGTTAATTATATAGAACTTTTTACTTTGAATATCATAAGCTAATCCTCTAAATGCTGGTAAACCAGTTTTATAAACAAAATCATTTCTACTACCACTTTTTAACATTTTATCGTTGGTATTCACCAAATTATTAGGTGGTGTAGTCATTCTTTCAATAAATGTTGGGATATCCACTTCCTCAAATTCTGTTCCAATCAATCTTGATTTTGCGTGTACAAATGGCATACCTGTACTAAATTTTTCCCTATCTGCGGTACTTAATTCTCTATTAGCTATCACACGATTTAAATAATCAACAACTTCTGGTAAAGGCATACATGTAGCCTTTACATCATTGAAATCCTTTTTCCAATCAATTTCATTTATCTGAATTCCAGATATTTTTTTGATTTTATCAATTGACTCTTGAAGAGATAAAGCTTTTTTCATATAATATTGTTGTAAATAGAAGTATTTATAGATATAAATATAATAAACATGAGAATAAGTCCAACCGAAAGGCAAAAAATATACACGCAAGCCAAGCATAGATTAGGGGCACCAACCAGAAAAATACAGTTGGAGACCGAAACTTTGGATAGTTTATTGGAAATTGCAACTGAAGACTATGTCGAATATATACAAAATTATTTAATAGAACAACAGTGGCCTTCACTTGTTGGTGTAAATGTTACAGAAGCAGATCTTACCAGAGCTTTTGTGATTAGAAATTATGATCTTTTGACACAATACACTTACTCCTACTCAAAAATAGTTGGTTTGGGAGCTGGAGAAGGTGGATATATATTAAAAAAAGATTATGTGACATTACAATCTGGTGTGCAAATGTATGAAATTCCAGCTAATCGTGAAATTAACGAAGTTCTTTGGTATAACCCAGCAACATTGGATCAATCGGTTATTGATCCTTTTTTGGGTGTTTGGAACAATCAATTTGGCGCAGAATATATTGGATTAGGTTCATATTATATATTACCTGCATTTGATATTTTAATGAGGGCTTCAGACAGAGATTTAAAAAACCGTTTGGTTAAGGGTGAATTATTATATAAAATCACAAACGCACCAAATGGAAAAAAATATTTACACCTTTTAAATACACCTGGTGGTCAATATGACCAAAACCAGGAAATATTACAATATGGTAGGGTTTGGTATTGGTATTACGATATTAATGGAAATAAAGAAGATTGCCTGGAAAAAAATAAAGATATTATTAAGACACCGTCTGACGTTCCTCTTGATAATTTATCTTTTGATGATTTAAATGATCCATCTAAAGTTTGGATAAGACGTTATTTTGTGGCATTATGTAAAGAAACTTTAGGTAGAATCCGTGGTTATGCAAACGGAAAAATTCCTTCAGGAGAACAGCAAGCTTTAGAACTTGAATACCAATCTTTATACACTGAAGCTAAAGATGAAATGAGTACACTTAAAAAAGAGTTGGAAGATAGATTAATTAAATTCCACCCAACAGCAACATTAGAAAGAATGTCGAAAGAAGCTGAATTTATTAACACTGGTCTTAAATACAGACCAATGCCAAGACCAATTAGATTGATATAACATGTATAATGTATTTTTAGTTGAAAATGATTTCGATTTTGAACTTGCGGACGATGTTACAGAATACAGTCGTGATTATAGTTCATATGAAGCATTTTATATTGATGTGACAAAATCTTTATATTCAACAGGCGGAACTACTCAACAAACAAGTGTTTTACTAAATAATATTAGTTTAACTGGTTTTGATAATGGATTTTTGGGTGATGATATACCCAAACAATATCAAGGAATTGTAGTTGCAAATAGTTATACATCTTATACACTTTCTGGTGACATGAATTGGGCATATATATTTAATGATTATACATATGATTATACAGGATATACAGGACAAAAAGATTTATTAATAGAATTTAAACCACCTATTATCAGAAATACTTACGATTCACTATTTTTTGTTGTTTATGATAATAATAATAATTACTTTTACGAATATATACCATTTGCATACGAAGATGGTATATCAAATTTTTATACTTGTTATGATAATAATGGTTCTTCAAATGGTATAATAAATTCAGGTGATACTATATCTTTTTATATCAGTAACAACACACTATATGTACAAGTTAATGGTACAACAATTAGGGTAAATAATAACCCAAATACCAATAATGACTATAGATTCGAATTTGGCGCATTAGCTAATGTCAGCGGTGAAACGTATACAGTTAATGATTTTTCTATATATTCACAAAGAATAGTTTATACTGGAACATCAAACAATATTACAGACTTAAATCCTCAATTAACAGGAACAACTTATACTTGGGGTAAAACCAAATTTAAATTACTACCTGTTTCAACTTTAAATATTGGGCAAAACAACAATATAAAATATGATATTATTCCTCAATATGATTACAAAGAATTGAATGGTGGATTCTATCAAGGTGTTTTTAAACTTTACAACTACCCTGTCCAATACTTCAAAACAAGAGCAAATAAAGGTTGGACAATTAATACTTTGATAACAAATCCTTCTGTTGTAACTGGTTCAACTAATTACTTGAATTTTTTACATCCTGATAATAGCGGAATTATATTTTATATCGGAACAAGAGCTGAAAATAAATATTGGTCAGTTACAGGTTCCGCAATAAATGTAATGAAAACCCAATATAAATTACCTACAAGTGGTGATACTGCAAGTGTCTTTAATTATAATAATAATTACAATAACACAGATTATGAGAACACTTACTACTATGAAGTACCAAATGATATTTCAAATAATGTTATAACTGGAATCACGGAACCAATTAGTAAAATCAATGACGAAATTGACCATGGTTTGATTGATGAAAATAATATGTACACCGTTGACGCTATTTTCACCTTAAATAATCAACCTTATTCTGGATATTATAATAGTAAAAATGGTTTATATTATTCTGGTACAACATATGACGGAACAGGCAATGGTTTATTAAAGAAGATCAATTTTTATAAAGATGTTATTGATAATTCATTTGGAATCTTTTTAGATAAACATGGTAATATAGGATATAAGTTGATTTATGCTACAGATCCTTGTTATACTGGAACATGTCAAGACCCATTAACAATCACTAATAATAGTTTCATAGATTACACAACTGATTCAGATACGAATAAAATTCAAGAAATTAGAACAAAGTATTTTTCGATAAAAAAGGTCACTTCTAAAACACCAATTATAAATACTGGTGATACAATGAATAGATTTATATATTTGACAACAATTTTTGAAAGAGATTTTACTTATGACACTGATTGTATGTTAAAATATGGAAAGTATAAAAATGGTACTTTGAGTATATTCATTAACGGTAAAAAGGTTTTCGAAGATAAAAATTGTAATGAAATTATCCCACATGAGTTAGATACCGATTCGTTTTACCAAGAAGGTGTCCCATTCAACATATCATTTGGGGGTGGTACTCAAGGATTAATAAACTCCGTAGATATTTTAGGTAATTATACAAGTCCATATAATAAACTTATAATTGATGAATTTTTTAGTGGTACATATTTTGGTGGTGTTAAATCTATACAAATGTTAATGGTGCCGCTTGATGTGACAGAAATAAAATCAAATGTGGATAAAATAAAAAATATATATAATTTACCAACAATAACTGGTGGTAGATATGTTAAATTAAAACAATTATACTAATGGTTTTTACAATCAGAAAAAATGCGACTCTACCTATATTAAAATTGAAAATATATAAAGATGGTAGAAATGATTTTTATAAATTGATGGACTTATTGCCAACAGCATCTATAACTTTTGCTATGAAGGATAATATTACTGGTATCTATAAGGTTGCAAATAGTGCCGCTCAGATATATCTCAAAGACCCTTCAGTTACAGATGGTGTAAAGGAATATTATATAGGTTATCAATTTACATCTGAAGATACAGATACACAAGGAGTATATACTGGAAGTTTTAAGATAAATTGTTTTAATTCAGATAATTCATTATACGGTGAATTGGTAGTCCCAATTAGAGAAGAATTATATATTCATGTTATAGATAACTTTGTCAAATCTGACGTAGTCTATATTTAATTTGTTTTTTGACTTTATTTTTATTATATTTGTGCTCAAAATAGTGTTATGAGTGAATATAGTATCCCAATGGAGTCTGTGGAAAAGTTTCTTTCTGGTCATGGTGAAGAGAAATATATTGTAAATATTGAATATGAATCTGACACAAATACAATATATAAAATCAAAGATATACCAGAACAAGGGATTGTTATTGAGAAAGAATTCTTAAAATCTTTCATGTGGATTAAAAACCTTAATGAAGTTAAAAAGATTTGCAACTTTTATCATAACAACGATCTTACCATTAAAATCAAAATGAAGGAGTATGGTATTCAAATTAAAAAGCTAAGACACGATGACCACCCAAGATTAGTGAATGGTTACACATATTTAGTTACATGTGAACAAGGACACAAAAGAATGCTATCATTTTTTGCTGATGGTGGTATAAATTTCTACAACAAGTTCGAAAAGAGAATTAATTTAAAGGAATATTTTACAATATTATCCCCAATTGAACAGTATTTTATCAGTACTGGTAATCGTTTATATAAAGGTATTGAAGATTATAATGAGTTGACAAAACTTATTTTTGACTTGGAAACAACAGGTTTGGATCCAAATACAGAAAAAATATTTTTGATTGGTTGTAAAACTAATAAAGGGTATGAAAAATTGATTGAAATCGAAATAAACGACCCTGAATCTGAAAAAAATGGGATTATACAATTCTTCAATGAAATCGATGCAATAAAACCAACTATCATTGGTGGTTACAATAGTGCAAACTTTGACTGGTATTTCATATTCAAAAGATGTCAAATTCTTGGTATTGATATTGAAAATATCGCAAAGACTCTAAAAAAAGATAAACAAATATACGTTACTGAACAAATACTAAAACTTGGTAACGAGGTTGAAAGATATATCCAAACAAATATGTTCGGATATAGTATTATCGATATTAACCACTCAACCAGAAGAGCACAAGCTATTGATTCTGATATGAAATTTACCAGATTGAAATATGTTTGTAAATATAATGATGTTGCTAAATCAAATCGTGTATACATCGTTGGTGAAAATATTGGAAAATATTGGAAAAGCGACAAGAAATATTACTTTGATGATAAAAGTGGTTCATATTCTGAAATTAAACCAAAAGTTGAGTATATGGATTTTATCACGAGACAGATTGTTAAAGATAATCCAGACAAAATATTTATTTTCGGTGATAATGATCTAAGAGAAGGTTTTGGTGGTCAGGCCAAAGAAATGAGAAACGAAAAAAACGCTATTGGTATTGTCACAAAAAAAGCGCCAAGTACAACTGATGATTGTTATTATAATGATGATGAGTTCGAATTAAATAAAAAGAAAATAAATCTCGACCTAAAAATTATAATTAACGAAATAAAGAAAGGTAAATGTATTGTTATACCTTCTTCTGGTATTGGTACAGGTTTAGCTAAATTACAGGAAAAAGCTCCAAAAACCTTCAAATTTTTACAAAATTCTTTAAACTTATTAAAGCTTTATTGTGATAGTTTTGTAGAATGTGATGGTAAATATATTGTTAACAGATACTTGATGGATGACCTTTGGGAAACACTCGAAGTTGATAATATTTACAATCAATCATCATTTATGTTGGCTAAATTAATACCAACAAGTTATCAAAGAGTATCTACAATGGGTACTGCTGGACTATGGAAAATGTTGATGTTAACATGGTCTTACGAAAATGATTTAGCAATTCCAATAAATGATGAAAAACGAGATTTCGTTGGTGGATTATCAAGACTGTTTAAAGTTGGTTTTTCTAAGAAATTAAGAAAGATGGACTATTCATCTCTTTATCCTTCTATACAGCTTGCACATGAGGTGTTCCCATCTTGTGATATAACACATGTAATGAAATCTTTACTTAAATATTTTCACTCTGAACGTTTTAAAGCAAAGAATCTCGCTAAGAAATACGGTAAAGCTGGTGATAAACAAATGAAAAGTTTTTATGACCGTAAACAATTACCTCTGAAAATATTCATCAACTCAATGTTCGGTGCCCTTGGAGCACCAACAGCATTTAACTGGGCTGAAATGGATGTTGCTGAAGGTATTACTGCGAGAGCAAGACAATACTTAAGGATAATGGTTAAATTTTTTATGGCTAAAGGTTATGAACCATTAGTACTTGATACGGATGGTGTTAACTTTATGGCACCAGAATCTGGAGAGGAAAACTTTAGATACATTGGTCTGGGTAATAATGAAGCTGTTACTAAAGATAAAGAATACACAGGAGTTGATGCAGTGATTGCTGAATTTAATGATTTATTCATGAAAGGTGAAATGGCATTAAGTTTGGATGGTACATGGCCGTCAACCATAAATCTTGCTCGTAAAAACTATGCCTTACTTGAAGATAGTGGTAAAGTAAAATTGACTGGTAATAGCATCAAATCTAAAAAAATGCCAGCCTATATTGAAGAATTTTTGGATAAAGCCTTGGTTTTACTATTAAATGAAAAAGGTTCTGAATTTGTTAACTACTACAATACCTACGTTCAAAAAATATATAATAAAGAAATTCCACTTTCAAAAATTGCAACAAAAGCAAGAGTTAAAAAAACTTTAGAAGATTATAAAAATCGTGAGCTTAACAAGAACGGTAAACCATTACCAAAGCAAGCTCATATGGAATTAGCCATAATCAATAAATTAAATATTAATCTTGGAGATACTTTATATTACGTTAATAATGGTACAAAATTAACCCAAGGCGATATTCAAACAGTAAAAGTTACAAAAAAAGGTTGGTCAGAAAAAGATATAGAAGATCATATAACTCATTATGGTAAATCACCAGTGGGTCTAACATCGATAAATAAATTAAATTGTTATATGTTAGATAGCAAAGAATTGGAAGATAAACCAGATATGTTAGGTGAGTACAATGTAGCAAAATATTTGGATGCTTTTAACAAGAGAATCAAACCACTTTTAGTTGTATTTAGTGAAGATATTAGAGCTGGTTTATTATTGAAAAACCCTTCAGATAAAAAGGATTATTTAAAAAATGAGTTGAAGTTAATCAATGGTATACCATATAAAGAGGCTGACCAAGACACTATACAAGATTTATTTACACCATCGGATCTTGAAAATGATTACTGGAAAAAAATGAATTATGATCCAAATTTCTGGTTTAACGATAAAATAAACTTTACTGTTCCAGGGTTAGATAGGGTGGTTGAGATAGAAAATATATAATTTTTACCTTTTCTTTGATATTTATAATAAATATATTTATAAATGCAAAAAAAGGTTTTAAAAGAGTTTATAGATGGCGATGGCAATATTCCAGACTCTAAAATACCGCCAGGACTTAATGCTAAATCAACCTCGCATATAACATCTGACAAGATGATGAGGATGGTTGCACAGCCATTTGTGTTCGTTAACTACAGACGTTATTATGGTGAATCTGAACTCCCATATAATGAGGAGGCTGATAAACACGCTAAAGATCCTAAAAAATTCTACGAGTTTTTGAAAACTAAAGGTGCTGAAGCTACCTTTGAAGAATATTTTACTAAAGACGAAAAATCCCTTCAAGAAACTTTAAAAGACATTAGAAAACAAAAAGCTATTGATCTTATCGAAGATATATTAACAAAAAGACAAATATATAATGATGTTTTTGCTAAACAAGCTGAAAACACAAAAAGTATCGATGAAATCAAAAATGATAATAAACTAATTTTTGGTCAACTTGACAAAATATTAGAATTTATTAAATATAATATGGATACAGGTGAAAAACATTTGATTTTATCTCATATTATGGAAAATCTAAAATAATGGCAAATTCTCAGTTAAGAGGTATGGTTTTCAACATACCTGAAAAAATATACTTAGAATTGACTGGAATATACAACAAATATCCAGACAGAAAAGATACGTCTGGTTACAAAAGATTACAATTTTTGTTGAAAAATCGTTCCTGTACATATGAACAAATGAAAAGGATTAAAAACTTTTTTGACCATTTCATTCCTGACCAAAATAACAGTGTTGAATACGAATTAAATGGTGGCCAGAATTTTAGGAATTGGGTTGAAAGAACCTTAGCAGATGCAAGAGGTGAAATTAAGGATAGGAAAACTCACCATACCAATGCTGGATTAACAAATCAATTCAGACAACATTCAGACAACAATAAATTAATAAATGCTATAAAACCTCCACAAGTTAGAGCTTATCCAGATATAATGACTAATAGCGCATTGATGGAGCAAATTAATAAAATAAAAAAAATAATATATTTAATTGATTAATTATGGATAATAGAACACCAGCGTCAACTCAACTTAGAGATACCGCTAAAATTCAAGAAAACACACTTGAAGCTGTAAATAAATTCAAGCCAAACTCAAATGAGTATGGTGCAACAAATAATGAGGTAATTAGTGAAGGTAACGGTACACCAATTGATATTCAACAAAGAAACACCCTCGAGGCTATCAATTATTACAGTGCAAACAACGAATATAAAACCCCAGAATAACTTTACAAATTAATAAAAACTATTAATATTATAGATAATGAATAATACAATACCAACTGATAAAGAGGCTTTATTACAATTTGCCATAGAACGTGGTATTGAAATTGTGTTTTTTTATAAAGGTGTTGATTTTACTCAAAGGCAGAAAAGAAACGCTGACCGAAAAGAACAAGGTTTACGATATGTACAACCCACACAATTGTTTATTCATAAAAATAGTAAAAATATGTTATTATCTGCTTTTCAGTGGGGTGGTATTACAAATACAGATACAAAAGCTGTTGGTGGTACAACCAAAGGTGGTAAACCACACTGGAAAAGTTTCAGACTTGACGAAATGAGTAATGTTCAGTTGAGATATAAAGGTAATAATGAATTTGATTATTTTGATGTTCCAGGTAAAAAGGGTGCCACTGGAAATAATGTGTCAAGTGGTTTTCCTGTTGGAAATTATACTGGACAAAGTAATATAAATGCGCTTGGCGGTAAAGCTTTAGTTTATTTTGATTTAAATAAAGCTAAGGTATTAAGACAACAAGACAAATCATTAGAGGAACCAAAAGAACCACAAGAACCTAATTTACAGAAGGAACCTGAAAAACTTAATCAACCAAAGAAACAAGGTTTATATACACCAGATGAAATTAAAAAGGTTCAAAAAATAAAACAAAACCTTGATAGCTATGAGCCTATAGAGGAAAGCTATAGCTCAGGGTTCTTTAAATGGGTACAAAATTTGTATGGAAAGACAAGATAAAATAGATTTTATTGCTCAAAGTATAGCAAGAGCAAAAAAAGTTATAGAAAAAACTGAAACCATCTCACCAACAGGTAATAAATCTATTGGTGGTGGTAAACAAGTATATACTGAAGAGCAGTATGATAATATGGATGTTGATAATACACAATATCTAAATGAAGAGCAAGTTAGACGTATGGGAGCGCCAGCACCTAAACAACAACAAAGATATGAATTATATGAGGATAATGAGAGAGAAATCCCAATGATACCTCAACAATCATCACAACAAACCCCACAATATAGACCTTATAAGAATTTAAACAGTACAAACATGCCAAAAGAAATAGTAGAGTCTTTTTTAAAGAAACCAATGATTGATCCTACTCAACCACTTGGTATGGAAACAATTTTTGAAAAGGTACATCAAAAAGAACAAGCTGCTCGACCAGCACCATCATATGAACAAAAACCAAAAGCTAAACCGCAACCAGTTTACGAAGAAAGACCAACACAGTCTGGAGGTGGAATGGATATGCAATTACTTGAATTTGTAATCAAAAAAACTGTCGAAGAAACATTAAAACAAGTTAGTGAACAAACTAATATAAATGAAAATATTCAAATTAAAATTGGAGAAAAAACCTTTGGTGGTACAATAAAAAGTTTAAAAACAATAAAAAAATAATATGAGTAAGACTATCACTTTTTGCAAAGCAAAATGTTGCCCAGTTGTTGAAATCTATGAAAATGAAATTAAACTTGGTGACGAAAAAGGCCCTGAAGGCGTAACAACCTGGTCAAAAAAACAATTTAAAGATTTTATCGATGCCGCCAAAGAAGGAAAATTTGATGAAGCTGTAAAAGATGTAAATTAATAAAAAGGAGCCTTTAAAGCTCCTTTTTTTTATACAAAACTTGTTTTTTACGTGTTTTTTTATTACTATTATTAAAAGTAATTATGAATACGTATAAAATATTAGTTGCACCTGGCGATAATGCTGGATCTGGTAAATATAGATGTGTAGATCCACATATTAAATTACAAGAATTATTTCCGAATGATTTTTTCGTAGAAATAAATAATGCTGTTGATTTCAGTGATTTCACATATTTGAAACAATTCAGCGCTGTGTTTATACACAGAGTGCCACAACACAATTATAAAGATGCTATCAACATCATTACCAATTTAAAAAAACTTGGCATAAAAGTTATTATTGATATTGATGACTATTGGCATCTTGACCCTTCTCACGGTTTGTATGAACAAGTGAAAAGAGAGGGTATTCCACAAATATCTATAAACTGTTTAAAATTAGCTGATTTGGTTGTTGTACCAACAAGTATATTAGCTAACGAAGTTAAACAATTCAACCAGAATGTTGTTGTCTTAGCCAATGCTTTAGATCCAACAGAGGAACAATTCAAAAGTAAACCATCAGAAAGTGATAAATTAAGAATAGGTTGGTTAGGTGGTAGCTCCCATATTAAAGACTTAGAGTTAATCAAAGGTATATCATCAATTGGTGAATACAATAATAAATCACAAATTGTTTTATGTGGTTTTGACACAAGGGGTACTGTAAGAGAAATAGATCCGCAAACAGGTCAAGTTCAAGAAAGACAAATGAATCCAACAGAAACTGTTTGGTTCATGTACGAGTTATTCATGACAGATAATTATCGTATGTTAGAGTCATATCCTGATTATGTAAAATTCCTTGTACAATTTAAAGAGGATAAATCTTTTGATGATTCCAATATGCCTTATAGAAGAGTTTGGACTAAATCTATCAATCAATATGCTAAGAACTATAATCTTTTTGATGTATCATTAGCACCACTTGTAGATAATAAATTTAACTTATATAAATCTCAACTTAAAGTTATTGAAGCTGGATTCCATAAGAAAGCAATTATTGCTCAAAATTACGGCCCTTATACTATCGATTTAGTAAGTGCAATAAAATCAGGTGGTGAAATAGACCCTAATGGTAATTGTTTACTCGTTGACCCATCTAAAAATCATAAACAGTGGCAAAAATATGTTAAGAAGTTAATCGATAACCCACAAATGGTTAAAGATCTTGGTGAAAAATTATATGAAACCGTAAAAGATAAATACGACCTTAATAATGTTACTAAAACAAGAGGTGAAATATATTTAAATTTATTAAATAAATAATATGAAAAGGAAGAACGATAAAAAAACATTTTTAGCAATAGCTAACAAATATAATGTATGCTCAAAAGATTTATTGGATTTTTTGGAATTAAATGGCTTATTTGAATGCCCAGCATCAACAACCACATCTATGCATTATGCATATGAAGGTGGTCTTGTTGATCATATAATAGAAACAACAAAAATTGCTTTAAACCTTTTAAATGGTGTACCAGAACCTTTAAGACCATCTAAAGAAAGCGTTGTAAAAGTTTGTTTTTTACATGATTTAGGTAAATTAAATTTATACACACCAAACAAGAGTGAATGGCACAAAAAGAATCTTGGTAAAATGTATGAATTTAACGAAGATCTTGTATCTATGACAAATGGTGAAAGATCTTTATGGTATATCTATAATTGTGGAAATAACGATAAACTAACACAGGAAGAACATCAAGCAATACTTAGTTTTGATAAAAATGATAATTCAGATTTGATGGTTAAATGGCACTCTGAATCACTTTCAAGATTATTGAGACACTCTCTTGAATGGGCTATTATGCTTGAAAAAAAAGAATATAAAGATTCAACCAAACCTAATACAAATGAGTAATTTTTTAAACGCTTTAATTGAAAAAAGACCAGAATTAGAATTGAAAGTCAAAGAGTTCGAGCACCCATTGGATAAACAAAATAAATACTTTTCTTTGTATATTAATGGTATTGACTCAAGATTTATATTACCTGAAACTGAACTTAATATTGAAGACCCTGAACAAATTAATGAATTAGTTGACATAACTTTAATGTATATAAATAAAAATGGAAAATAGTTTAAATGAGTTGAATATCTTAGACCAAGATATCAAAAAAATACTTGAAAACGCAAATAATTTAGTTAAAGACTGGGTTTATGTTGACAATGTAATGAAACTTAAGATTAGATTTGTAAATCAGTCAACAAATCAGGATCCAGCTTACGCTAAACAAGGTGATAGCGGTTTTGATTTGAGAGCATTCTTAAAAGAAGATGCTGTTTTGAAGCCATTTCAAAGAGCTTTAGTACCAACTGGTTTGTATTTTCAAATCCCAGAAAACTTTGAGTTACAAGTTAGACCAAGAAGTGGTTTAGCTTTGAAAAATGGTATTACTGTATTAAATACTCCAGGTACAGTTGACTCTGGATATCGTGGTGAAATTTGTGTAATACTAATTAATCTTGGTTCTGAAGATTTCATAATCAAAAACGGTGATAGAATTGCTCAAGCTGTTATTGCCCCAGTTCAAACAAATAATAACCTCGTATTTATGAAGTCTTCTTCGTTAGAATCAAGCGAAAGAGGTGATACAGGATTCGGAAGTAGCGGTGTCAAATAATGGAATGTTTTAACCAACAAATAAGAGCGTATAAAGCCGTAACTGCTGATATATACGACCAAATAATGTATAAAAGAGTATGGTCTGGAGATATGATTCAAGTTGGGGATAAAGTACTTTATGCATTTGTATTTGACCCAACAGACGATGCTCTGAAATTAATATCTGTGTTAGATAGAGAGTTGGGTTTGATTCAAAACACCTTTTCTTTTGTTGCTTTCAAAAATAAAATAATACCAGTTTTAAAATTTAAAACGGATGCAAAGAATAGGCAATATACAGAGCAAGAAGATTAGTGTTGTTTTTTCTACCAGAGCTTTGGATGAAGAATATATTGATCATATAAAAATGACATCTGGCCTTGGGAATAAAATTGAGATTTTACCCTTTGTGAATAATGGTGAAAAATCGTTAACACAAATATATAACGAAGGTTTAGAAAAAGCGAAAAATGATATTGTTGTTTTTTGTCATGATGATTTAATATTTCATACAGAAAATTGGGGAATGGCAATAGGTGACCATTTTACAAGGAATCCTGGATTCGGTATAATCGGTATAGCTGGAACTAATAAGTTAGTCAATGGAAGATGGTGGGAAATAAAAGAGAACATGCATGGTATTGTTAATCACTCAGATGGTAAAAAAATTTGGGTTAGCGAATATTCTAAACCACAAGGAATTACCCTCAAAAAAATGATCACAATTGATGGTTTATTTTTTGCTGTACATAAAAATAGAATTAGATGTACTTTTGATGAAAATGTTAAGGGTTTCCATTTCTACGAATTAACGTTTTGTATGGACAATCATATTAATGGTGTTAAGATAGGATTATGTACAAATATACGTGTTACACACCTTTCAATTGGTGAAACTAACGACCTTTGGGAAGAAAATAAATTAGTATTCGAAGAAAAATATGGGCATTTATTACCATTAGAAGTATGATCAAGTCAATTAAAGAATTAAAAGATATCCATAGAGATGAAGATATTTATGTAATCGGTGCTGGAGCAAGTGTTGATTATATTAATGAATCTTTTTTTGATGGTAAGATAACAATAGGTACAAATCAAGTTTATAAGAAAATTAAATGTGATTATCTTGTTAGAAAAGAAACTAAATTTTTGAAACAAGCTTTGAATACTGGTTCAAAAGTTATTGTATCTGAATACGATAGCGGTAATCTTGATACTGGGCAATTTAAATTAAACACCAATAAAATTGATCACGAAAACCTTTATTATTTTGAACATCTTGATAATCTACATGATAAGGTTGATACATCTGTTATTGGAACAGATAAATTAGTTGTTAGTTATTCAACGATTACATCTGCGTTACATCTTGCTGCATATATGGGTGCATTCAATATTTACCTTGTTGGTCATGATTGTGGTTCATTGAATGGTAAAATGACATTTGATAAATATTATGATTCAATCAACGATACACCATGGCAAAATTGGAACCAATATAAATCCTGGTTAAAAATCATTGAGTCACAAACTGTTTCTGTTAGAAATAAACTTGTTGAAGTTTATGAATGTAATGTGGTGTCAATAAATCCTTTTGTTTCATTAAATTTAGAAAACAACCTTTTCATGTAATATGAGTTTTAAATTTATTATACCAGCCAGAAGAAATTCAAAAGGTTTACCATTTAAGAATCGTAGATTATTTGATATATTTTTAGATAAAACACCTGAAAATCTATTAACAGGATTAATTCCTTCTCATTCTTTGATTGTATCTACAGATGATGAATCAATCATTGAAAAATGTGTATCAAAAAGTATAAATTATCTTAATAGAGATAGTAATTTAGCTTTAGACACAACCTCAACTAAAGAAGTTATGATTGATTTATATAACAAGAATTACATTTTTAATGATGATATTGTTGTTATGTTATATTTGACATATCCTGAAAGAAATTGGGATGATATAGGAAATGCTATCGATACTTTTATCAAAAATGGTTCAAGATCTCTTTTATGTAAAAAAGAAATTACAAGTACCCACCCATACCTTTACATGCTTGAAATCGATAAAAATAAAGGTAAACAACTTGTTGCACACGACCTTTATCGTAGACAAGATTATCCAAAGGTATTCGAAATTTCACACTATATTTGTATTTTTAAAGGTGGTGAATTAAAAAATTTGAATAACAATCTTTACAACGAGGATACATTTTTTTTACCAATTAACTCTGTTATAGATGTTGATACGGAAAATGATTTATTAAAATATAATGGGGATTTATGAAATGTATATTAGGTATAACAACATATAATAGGAGAAAATATTTAGAACATCTTTTAGATAGTTTTACACCAACTCATAACACAAATTATGAATGGGTAATCATTATCAATGATGACTGTTCAACAGATGACACAGTTAAATTCATTGAAAACTATAATTTTCCATGTGAATATCATTTAATCAAAAATGAGAACAGAAAGGGTGTTTCATGGGGAACAAATAATATTTTTGACTTATCTCAAAAGATTGGATTTGATGTTTTATTCAGAAGTGATGATGATAATTTTTTCTTGAATAATGGTTGGGATGATCTTTATATTAATGCTATGAATAATTCTGGATTTAAACACCTAAGTTATTATAATAGTAGATGGAAAGGGGAAAATAAAAAAATAATAGAGAATGATGGTTTAATTGCCGCTTCTAATGTTATGGAATCTATGGGTAATTTCTACACAATAACACCTGAAATCTTAGAAAAAGTTGGTTACATGGATTATCAAAACATGGGTATGTGGGGTGTTGAACATATTGATTATTCATTAAGATGTTGTAGGTTCAATTATAACAATCCACAAACATTTTGGTGCCCAAAGGATTGTAACAAATTTATTGGTATGAAAGCTGGAAATACCTATACAAGCTCAATGAGTACAATTGAGTTAGCTAATGAAAGGAGCAGAGATTATCAAAAAAGAATGATAGCAAATAATAATAATAGAATTTATATACCGAATCAGAATGCTCAATAATTATTTTGAAAAAATATATTGTATAAACCTTGAAAAAAGAAAAGATAGGTGGAATGAGGTTAGTAAAGAATTTCAAAAAATTAATTGCAATGTTGAAAAATTTGTAGCAATTGATGGTGAAAAATTGGAAGCCAGTGCATACATTTATAGAGGTGAACTTGGTTGTTACATGTCACACATGGTAATCTTAAAAGACATGATTAATAATAACTATAGTAAAATTTTAGTTTTTGAGGATGATGTTGTTTTCAACGATGATTTTAACGCAAAATTTGATTACTATTATAATCAATTACCTAATGATTGGGATATTGTTTATATGAGTGGAAATCATACAACAAGTTTAGAAAAAATTACTGATAACATATATAAAACTAATGGTACTTTAGCTATGCATAGTTATTTCATTAGCTTGGAAGGTGCAAAAAAATTATACAACTTATTAGTCGCTAAAAATATGACAGACCCAATAGATGTTATAGGTATAGAGTATCAAAAAAATAATAATTGTTATACGTTTAGGCCACACCTTACGTATCAAAAAGAAGGATTTAGTGATATACAGAAAAAAGTTGTAAATTACGATCACCTATTAAAACGTTAATAAATGAATAAAGTAAAAATTATAGCCGAAATAGGCCTCAATCACAATGGGGATATAGATATCGCCAAACAACTTATAATGGTTGCTAAAGCTGCTGGTTGTGATTATGTTAAATTTCAAAAAAGAAATCCTGATGTTTGTGTACCTGAAGATCAAAAATCTAAAATAAGGCAAACACCTTGGGGTGAGATGACCTATATTGATTATAGATGGAGAGTAGAGTTTAATCAAGAACAATATCAACAAATACATAATTTTTGTCAAAGTATTGGAATTAAATGGTTCGCTTCAGTTTGGGACAAAGATTCGGTTGATTTTATACAAAAGATCAACTTGGATAATAACTACCATAGTATAATGAAAATACCATCAGCTCTTATAACCGATACCGAATTATGCAAATACGCATCAACAAGATGTAATCAATTACTGATTTCTACAGGAATGAGCACTGAAGAAGAAATTGAAAATTGTGTACGTACTTGTAATCCAGATGTTATAATGCATACAAATTCAACTTATCCCTGTCCTGTTGAGGAATTAAACTTAAACTATATTTTATGGTTGAAGAATAAATATAGAGATAAAGAAATAGGGTATAGTGGCCATGAATATGGTTTAGTTACAACATTTGCAACAATACCTATGGGAGCTACTTGGATTGAAAGACACATAACGCTTGACCGTAATATGTGGGGTTCAGACCAATCATCATCAATCGAACCATCTGGTGTTTTTAAATTGGTTAAGGGTATAAGAGATATTGAAAAATCTTTGTCTTTTGCACCAAGTGAAAGATATGTATTAGGAGGAGAGTTGCAAAAAAAACAAACGCTTAGAAAATAAATATATATGAAAATATTTGTAGATATTGATAATACAATTTGTCATACCGAAGGTACTGATTATAAAAATGCTAAGCCGTATTATGAAAAAATAAATATTATTAATGATCTTTTTGATCAGGGGCATGAAATAACCTATTGGACTGCAAGAGGATCTGGGTCTGGTATTGACCATAGTTTTTTAACTATGTTTCAGCTGAAAGAATGGGGTGCAAAATATCATGAACTTAGGTTTAAGAAACCAGTTTTTGATATATTTATTGATGATAAAACAATCAATTCTATTGACAAATTAGGACTATGGGTTCAAGAACAAGAAAAAAGAAGCTAACGCACGAGGAAATAAACGATGCGTATGTGGATATCGAAACATCACATAATGAAAATATCCTCAAATCAATCCATTTCAATTTAAAAGCAAAAACACAGAATCAAAAAGAATTAATTAAGTTAATTCGTGAAAAGGATATCATTATTTGTTCTGGATTTCCAGGTACAGGTAAGACGTATGTCGCATGTGCTATGGCTTTAGAACTATTGAAAAAAGATCCTAAATACAAGAAAATTGTAATAGTTAAGTCTGTTACACCTTTAAAAGATGAAGAGGTTGGATATCTTAAAGGAACTCTCAGGGAAAAATTGGAACCATTTATGTATTCTTTTATCCATAATTTCGAAAAAATTATTGGTAAAGATATGGTTGAAAAATTAAAAATTAATGGTTTTTTAGAAGAAATGCCATTAACTTATATGAGAGGTATCAATATTGATAACGCTATTGTTATTATAGATGAAGCCCAAAATATCAAGAAAACAAACATGAAGACTATCATGACTCGTTTGGGTGAAGATTCTAAAATGATATTTTTAGGTGATGAAGGTCAAATTGACTTGAAAAATCCACAAGAAAGTTCATTATCATTTATCATCAAAAGATTTAAAGAAAAGGATTTTTTTGGTACAATTGCTTTTGGTGAAGAAGATATTGTTAGACACCACCTCATCAAAATCATAGAGCAAGGTTTTGATGAAATAAATTATCCATAAATAGTTTATTTTCGTACAAAGGTTTCATAAATTTATTTAAAATAATAAATTTATGGTTATTGGTATTACAATAAATAATATAATTAGGGATCATATTTCTAAGTTATGTGAAGCTTACGAAATCATTACGGAACAACAACCGATAATGCCTATAAACCCTTATGATCTTGAAAAATCATTTCCTGACAAAGCTCCACAGGAATTCGAAACTGTTGAGTTATCGGCATCTAATATAGATAATGAGTATGAACTGACTCCAATGGATGTTGAAAAAACAAATTTCAACGTAATCGAGTTTATGTATATGGACGCATCCTTTGAAGTATTTGGTAGGGCTGGTCAATTAGAAAACAATTTAATCACAAAACTTGCTGAACTACAATCTGATGATGTAGATATTATTCTTTTAAACAAAGAATCAACAAGGTCAAAAAACGCAACTTTATTCTTTTTGTCTAAGAATAATTTCGACTTGAAACAAATAGTATTTCCTGACAAATACGAAGATTTTTACATGTATTGTGATGTCCTTATCACAGATAATCCTAAATTGATGGATATCAAACCAAAAGACAAGATATTAATTAAGGTTGAAAACGAATTTAATATTGATTATATATCAGATTTTACTATTATTAAAGTATCTGATATATTTGAATTAATTGAAGAAATAAAAAATAAACATAATTCATTAAAAAATAGTTAAAATGGCTAAAAAACAAGAAGTTCTACAAAATATTGATTCGTCAATAGAAAAAATTAAGAACAAAGAACAAAAAATAATTTTCTTAATACCAGATACAAAAGGTAATGCGAGAGCAAGTGTTAGTGTTTTGTATAGACAAGCTATGTCTCTTAAAAATTTAGGTTATAGTGTTGCAATGCTAAACGAAAAGAAAGACTCTATAAATGCATCAACATGGTTGGGTTCTGAGTATGATACTTTGGATCAATTTTCAATTGAAGAAAATAATCTAACAATGGGGCCTCAAGACTTTTTAATAGTACCAGAAATTTTTGGTAATGTTTTTGAACAACTTGAAAAATTACCGATGGAAAAGATTTTATTTGTGCAATCATTTGAATATATGTTAGACGCATATGCACCAGGTAAAAGTTTTATTGATTTTGGTGTAACTGAATGTATGACAACAAGTGATACGCTTTCTAAATTGATTACAGATGTTTTACCTTTAAATACGGTACAAGTTATACCAATTGGTATTCCTGACCTTTTTAAACCAACAGAAAATCTTACAAAACCTATTGTTGCAATACATTGTAGAGATGCAAGAAAAGCAGCTAAAATTATTAAAACTTTTTATTTGAAATACCCAATCTACAGATTCGTATCATTCAAAGATATGCATACTATGACCGAGGTTGATTTCGCTAATAACCTTAAAGATTGTTGTTTGTCTATATGGGTTGATGATGATTCATCATTTGGAACTTTCCCAGTTGAATCAATCAAATGTAATGTTCCAGTTATAGGTAAAGTACCAAACATTATAGGTGAGTGGATGGATGATAATAATGGTATGTGGGTTTACGATGAGAATCAGATTGTTGATTTAACCTCTGCATATGTTAAAAATTGGTTGGAAGATAATATTCCTGAAAATTTACAAAACGTATCAACAACTCTTGACGGAAAATATGGTATGGTTGAATTTGAAGAAAAAACTAAACAGGTTTATGAATATTATTTCCAAAACAGAATTGACAAATTGGAAAAAATAAAAGAGGATTATATGAAAACCGCTTAATATGGATAAATTAATAGAAATGGTAAAAATTATTGTAAGAATATCTGATGATTCATACGCAAAAAAAAACTATAAAACAAAGAGAATTTAAAACTATATAATATGGCAGAAAATACTAAAACACTTGACATTACCGTAATTATACCAATACATTCGGTAGCAAATGAAAAAACTGGCGAATACCTTGATATTGCTTTGAATAGCATATCTGTTAATGAAGTAAAACCTAAGGAAGTTTTGATTGTTAGATGCGGATGCGGAGATGTGAGAGAATTTTTGAATGAATTTGACCTCACCAAATATAACTTGAACGCTCGTGTAATCGAAAACATAACTGGTAAGTCATTCCAGAATCAAATGAATTACGCTGTATCTCAGGTTACAACCGAATATTTCAGCTTACTTGAATTTGATGATGAGTATGCTTCGAATTGGTTCAAAAATGTTGGTAAATACATGGAGAAAAACCCTGATATCGATATGTTCCTACCTATCGTATCTGATGTTGATCAAAATAATAAATTTTTGATGATGACAAATGAAGCTGCGTGGGCATATAATTTCTCAGAAGAAATGGGTGTTATTGATAACGAAACTTTAATGAACTTCCCTAATATCAATATTGATGGTATGGTTACAAAGAAAGAATCATATTTAGCAGCTGGTGGTATAAAACCTTCAATAAAATTAAGTTTCAATTACGAATTTCTTTTAAGATTTACAAAGAATGGTTATAAAATCATGGTTGTGCCAAAAATTGGTTACAAACATGTGAACATGAGGACAGATTCTCTGTTTTGGAATTATAAAAATGATCCAGTTGAAAAAATTTCACCAGATGAAGCGAAATTTTGGATGGAATTAGCGCAAAAAGAATATTACTACAAACAAGATAGAAATGTTATCTATGCGCCAACAACACAAGACACAGAAGTAAGTAATGGTTAATAAAAAAAACAAGAACTATTATGATATCGACCAAGAACAAGCCGTTTTATTATTCTTAAAATCAAAATCTAATGAAGAAAGAACTAAAATCTATAGAGAACATCTCCAGGATCCAATCAATAAAATGATTGAAATTATCATCAGAAGATATAAACTGGAAAGAAAATCTGAAGATTTTCCTGATATTCATGCTGACGCTTTATCATTTTTGATGACCAAATTTGATAAATTCAAACCAGAGAGAAACAAAAAATCGTACTCATATTTTGGAACGATTTGCAGAAATTACCTAAAAGGTGAATTGATTAAAGAATATAAAAAAAATAGGTTACATACAGATATCGAAACAGCTGAGAGTGAATTACTTGAGAGAGCTGACCAAAAATACAGAATTGATGATGACGGATTTAACACCAGCGTTTTTCTCGAAAAATTGATGGATAAGTTAAAAGAAGAGATAAATTCCGAAAATTTGAACGATAATGAGTTCAAAGTAGGCCATTCATTAATTAAAATTTTAGAGGATTGGGAAGAACTTTTTGCTGATGCCAGTAACAAAAGTCACACTAAATTCAATAAAAATCTAATATTACTATATATTAGAAATATGACTGGACTATCAACAAAAGAGATAAGAAACAGCATGAAAAGGTTCAAAACTCTTTATTTTATTTTCAAAAACGATTTTATAGAAGAGTAATATTTATATTAAAAGAGCTATGAACATGATTAACAGAAAGAAAAAGGTAGATATCAGTGAGGATTCATTGAAAGATCTTATGCAAGAAACTTATAATGAGATTGTTGATGAAAGAAATAGAGCTTTAAGCGCTTATAAGAAGTTCACAAAGGATATTAATGAGAATACTGA